GCCCTCGAAGACGCCAGAGAGCCCGGAGATCGCTCTCTCGATGGTCGCCACGACCGTGTCGAAGATGTCCTCCAGCACCTGCGTCTCTTTGATCGTGTCAATGAAGGTGTTGACGGCCCCCTTGATGGAGTCGAAGTTTTTGGAGATGAATCCTACGGCCAGTCCGACCGCGATGATCGCAGCCGGGATGGGGAAGAGTGCGGCCAGCAGGGCGATGAACAGGCCGGTCACCACGGCCAGCGCGGTCTCGTTGCCCGAGATCCACGTCAGCAGGTCGCCCAGGGCCCCGATGATCGTGCCCAGCCCCTCGGCGACCAGCGGCAGTACCGCCGACGCCCACTCGCCCATAATCCCGGCGACCTTGCCGATCACGTCCACCAAGGGCGGCAGCACTTCCGTGGCAAGCCGGGAAAGTAGCTCGGCGGCGACGGGTGCTGCCTCGTTCGCGAACTTCACGAAGGCGTCGGCTACCGCCTGCACCAGCGGCGCCAGCAACGGCAGCGCCTCCTGCGCCAGCACCATCAGGGGGTTCAGAAGAAGGTTCAGCGCCTCGGGGTCCAGCCGCGAGAAGGCGTCGACCAGGATGCCGAACACCTCCTGGACGATGGGCGCCAGCGTTTGGAAGACCTCCGTGATCCGTCCGACGATTTCCCCGAACACCTCCTGCACTACGGGCAGCACTTCGTCGCGGGCGAAGGCGAACGCCTCCGCGAGCGCTCCGCCGATCTTTTCCCCGAGCGTGTCCGCCAGAGCGGCGTCCAACTCCCCCTCGCTAAGGACGCCCAAGCCTTCGAGGAGGTCTCGCCCGAAGTTCACCGCAGCGTCGGCAGCACGCCCGAGCGCCTGGCCGACCATATCGGCGAAGCCAAGCAGCTTGTCCATGTTGGCGTCGAGCACGCGCTGGATGGACTCCAGCCCGCCCTTCAGCCTTTCGAACAGCGCCTGCCCCAGCCGCAATCGCAGCTGGTCGATCGTGTCCATGAAGGTCGACCAGCGGCCCGTCATGGTCGTGCCCATGCTGGCGACGAGGCTGGCGTCCACTCCCATCTCGGCCAGTGCGATCCGCACCGCCTCGATGGCCGGGACGCCCTCTGCCTTCAGCTGGTTCAGCCGTTGCCGCGGCAGGTTGAAGCGCTCGATGATGGACACGAAGTCGCCGGAGAGCGCCTCGCGCAGCGCGAACGCGGCGCCCTCGAGGCCCTCCGCCGGGTTGAGTGCCGCCAGCACCTCGGCCTGCTTCACCAGGTCCATCACGCCCATACCGGCCTGCTTGGCGGCCGGGATGAGCGCGGCCGTCGCCTGGGCCATCGCCTCGAAGCTGAAGGGGGTCCTAGCGGCCTCCGCCTGGATGTCCTTCATCATCTGGTCGACGAGGGCGCCGTCCTTGACGAAGGCCATCATCTGGGCGCGGACGTTCTCGAAGCTCGAATTGAGCCCGATGCCGATCATGCTGCCCAGGCCGGTGACGGCGTTGCCGATCTCGCGGATGCCCTGGACGGCCAGTCCGAAGGTGGCCAGGCCGGAGGCGAGCCCGCCAATCGCCCCGCGAAGCCCGGAAGCAAAGCCGCCGAACGCGCCCCGCACGCCATCAAAGACGCCGCTAGCGCGGTCGACTCCCGTGATGACTATGCGGACCTCGTTCACGCGCTCTCCGTTTCCGGCCTGTCGAAGTGCCCCGCCATGCGGAGCAGATCGAGGATCTCCAGCGTTCTAGGCCCGTCCTCACGGAGCAGGACGGACGGCGGGCAGCGCCAGCGCTGGCAGAGCGCGTCTATCGTCTCCGCCTGCGCCAGTGCGGTTGGCTTCTGGACTACACTTCCGTCAGGGCGAAAGCTGGCTCCGACTGCGCGCCATTCGCCGACGGCTGAGGCAAAGGGCGGGCACCGCCCATCGCCGCCTCCGTCCAGGCCGACATGATCGTCATGGCGAACGCCGCGGGCTGCTTCAGGAAGCTCGACGCCCCGTCGTAGGGGATGGGCTGGCCGTCGTCGTCCTCCAGGTTCCACTCGAGAATCACGCGGTCCCCGAAGATCCGCATGGCTTCCTCGAGCTGCTCGGGCTTGGCGTCCGCCCCGGCCATGCGCTGGAAGTAGAAGATCTCCTCCAGCGAGATGCCGTCCAGTCGGGTGCGCACCTTGGCGCCGTCGTAGTCCGTGCCCTTGAACTCCAGCACCGCCGTCCGCTTCGGTAGTCTGTATCCCACGTTTCGTGCTCCTTGTGTGATGAGGCGGCCAGGCCGAAGCCCGACCGCCCCTGTCGTTTGCTTAGGACCAGCTGGGCGCGGTGCCGTTCGCCAGCAGCCCGGGCGAGCTGAAGGTGAGCGACCCGTCCGCCGCACGGGTCAGGTTGTAGTCGGTGAAGAGCATCTCGCCGGCCGTGAGCGTCTGTCCCGAGATGGCCAGCGTCACCGTCCGCTGGACGGCGGACGAGAAGCAGTCCTTGAACACCTCGTGCGACATGTTCGAGGCGTCGTTGAACACGCCGTTGACCGTGACCTGCGAGTCGATCAGCAGGCCCAGGCGCTCCATCGCGCTCTTGTCCAGGCCCGTGATGTCCTGCATCGCCCGAGGCGTGCTGATGCTCAGGTTCGTGATGTCGCTCGAGATCGTCCGCGCGTTGGTGTCGGACTCGTCGATGATGCAGCTGAACCCGAGGCCGTTTTCCTTAGCCATTTCTTGCCCCCTTGCCGGTCCCTCCCGGCGTTGCTGGTGCTGCTTACGCAGCGATTCGATGCCGATAGCGCACACCCGAAGGCGTGCGGAAGCCCGCTAGAGCCCGTGCTTCAGGATGTGCTCGATCATGTCCGTCCCCTCATGGAGCCTGTCCAGGTACTCCGACGTTGTGATCTGCTTCACCCCCTCAGGCGTGTTCGCGATCCGGCGCGCGTGGACGAGGCCCCGCTGCTCGTCCGGTAGCCGGTGCGGGTAGTCCCGGCTCCACGGTTCGCGTTTGCCCCACTCCGGCCCCTGTCGGTAGCGGGCGAACAGCAGGCAGGGGCAGGTCGTGGACGGGCACTTCGTACAGGGCACGCCCGCCTTGTGCTCGTACCACTCGGGCCCCTTGCCGTCGCCGGCGTCGTGCACCCCGACCTTGCCGAAGAGGAGCCACGTACAGCCCACTTCCTCGCAGGTAGCCCAGCGGTGCTTCTGCAGCAGGGCGAGCCGCTGGTTCCCCGGCTGGAGAGGCGGGGCGACGTATGGCCGTGCGATGTCGAAGCCCATAACCCGCTCCTAGAGCATTGCCTCGTGGTGGCGGCAGTACGCGACCGCGAACGTCGCCGGGTTGAAGGTCCCGCTGGACGTCGCCCGCAGGTACTTCTGCACGACCGCCGTGGCGCCTGTCTGCTTGCGTTCCGTCCCCGGGCCCGGATCCGCTACCGCCGTAAATGCCAGCAGGGACGCGAACGTCGAATCGTCCGGGGAGTCCTCGATCGTCACCGTGATCGAGGTGCCGGTGACCGAGAACACCTGCAGGTATCCCGATAGGCCGAAGTTCGAGGACGTCTTGGTCACCGTCCCGTCCACGCCATCCGCCGTCACCTCGACTGGGATGGTGAAGGTGGTCGACGTGAGGACCGTCACTTCCCACTCGCCGTTGATGTCGGGCGTCACGCTCGTGTGGCCAGCGATCACGACCGAGTCGCCGGTCACCAGCCCGTGCGCTGTCGCGGTCGTGATGACGGTCGGGTTGGCGATGCTGGACGACGTGATGGTCACCGGATCCGTCCAGTCGCTGACGTCGTCGCTCACGGATGTGCCGCTGGCGGCCCCCGTGTCGGTTTCCTTGCCTGCCGTGAGGGAGCGGCACCACTCGAGGCCGCCCGCCAGTCCAGAGATGGAGCTCGCGTTGGCCAGCGCCTGCACGGCGAACGTCAGGCTGCCATCCGCGCCACGGGTGGCATCGTAGTTGACCTGCTTGGCCAGCATGGCCGCCACGGGGTTGCCCAGCGTAGTGCCCCGGAAGTACATCACCTGGACGTCCGCGGTCGGCAGCCCCTTCAGCGTCGCGTGAGCCTGGCCGATGGCATCGTTGAAGTAGGAGACGAACGAGATCTCGCCGTCCTTGATGCCGGGCAGACGCTCCATCGCGCTCTTGTTGATGCCCGTCGCCTCCAGGAGGGTGCGCGAGCCTCGGATGGTGCCGAGCGCCTGGATGTCGCCAGACAGGTCATAGCCGCCGACGTAGGCGTTATCCCCCAGCCCCGTTTGCTTTGCCATCTACTCGCCCCCTTCTGTTGCCGCGACCGGCGAGAAGTGCTCCACCTTTGGTTCTGGCGCAGGCGCCGCGACCGGCTCGATCGCCCCCTTGGCCAGCAAGGACGCGAGGTTCGTGTGCTCGGGGTAGTCGAGCATCAGGTCGCCCTTCACCCACTGCACGAAGTCGTTGGAGCCGGGATCCACCATGCGGCCATTCGCGTCGTACACGCGCTTGCGGACGCGCACGGAGACCGTATCCGCCAGCACCCTGTATTGCGGCTTACCTGGCGCCGCTGCCTTGCCCCTAGTCGCCATCTGTTACCCCCTCTTAGGCTGCGAACGTCGCCACGTCGTTGACGTCGATCGGCAGCGAGATGTCGGCCATGCGGTACATCACCCCGCCCGCCCCGCCCTGGTTGCCGATGCTCTGGTAGCCGTAGCGCACCGACATGTAGGCGGGCATAAAGGCCCGGACGTTGTTGTCGTCGTTCAGCCGGAACTTCCCGCAGAAGTCCTCGATTAGGTCCATGACGATGCGGTCCATCTTCAGGTCGGTCGCCATCGGGCCCCGCTGCATCGCCTTGATGTAGATGCGCACGATCACCGTCCGCCGCAGCGAGAGCTTGGTGAGCGTGACGTCCAGCGGGTCGTCCTGGCTCAGCATGACGGCCGCGTGGACGCCCGCCGGCGGGTCCAGCGGCTCGTCTATCGCCGCCGTCTCTACCCGTCCCGACGCCTGTAGGAACGACACGAGCTGGTTCATCACGGTGTCCAGGTAGACGGCCATCAGTTCAGCCTCTCCACGGCCCGCCGCACGGGGCCCGCCGCTATCCGCTCGGCCGCCGGCGCCAGCCGCCGCATGGCGTTGCGGAACATCCGGTAGCCCTTGAAGCGCGTCCGCTGATTGCGACGGCTGACGCCCTCCAGCCAGGCTCCGTAGATGACGCCGCTGTCGTGCACCTCGGCGACCGTCCCCCTGACATGGCCGTGAACGCTGCGCTTGTAGTGGCCCGACTCGTAGCCGTGCCCCGGGTAGAGCTGCATCTTGACCAGCTTTTCGCCCTCCCGAGCGACCTCCTCCACGCCATCGCGCAGCGCCTTGTTCAGCACGGACTTGGGCAGCCCGGGCTGGAAGACAGGCCCACGCGTGTTAACGTCCACCCTCATGCCGATGCCCGGCCCGACAGGCCCGACGAACCCTCCCGCCATCAGCGCAACTCCTCGGTGCACCAATCGCACAGACGCGCTTCGTCGCTGGCCAGCAGGCGCCCCACTTCCTCCTCGTCAATCTCCTGCGTGTGCACCGCCGCGGCGAGGTTGCAGCGCGGGTCGCTCTTGGGCCGGTAGTGGATCTGCCGGGACTCAGTGTTCAATAGCCAGTTCATACCGCCCCCGCGTACTTGCGCTTGTGTGCCCTGGCGACAGCCGACTCCAGCTTGCCGAGCGCCTTGCCTGTCGCCTCGATTACCGCGTCCCCGCTGCCGATGCCCCCCTGCCAGCGCGCCTGATTCTGGGCGAAGTGGTTCAGCACGTAGGCCAGACAGAGTTGCTGGATGTCAGCCGGCGGGTCGTAGGCCGTCAGGGGCGTGCCGTTCGAGTGCGTCGCCGCCGTCGAACCGTTCACACCACGCTCGACCGTGCAGGTCCGCTGCGCGTAGACGTCCGCGCCGCTGGAGTGCGAGGCCAGGTTCGTACCGTCCCAGGCGCGCTTGCAGAACAGGTTCCCCGCCCCGCTGGCGGCCGCCTTGTCGTAGACCAGCATCCGCTCCGAGTCGACCGTGATGATCTCGTCCACGTGGACGAGGGACAGGTCGTTGACCGTGATGGTCTCGTCCGCGGTGTCGGCGTCCGCGTTGGCGCTCAGGTTGGCCAGCGTATCGGCTGCGCTCTTGGCGGTGACGAACAGGCGCTCGTTCTGGCAGAGCAGCAGGTTCCCCACGTCCACTAGGGCCCCGTTGGAGACGACCATCGACGTCGCGCTGTCGCTATCGGCCAGCCCGGACGCGACCGTGCCGGCGCTCCTGGTGCGGTTCGAGTAGCCCCAGTCCCCCGTGACCCGCACGGCGCGCTGCGAGGTGTTAAGGCCCGCGAAGTAGGCGCTGGTGGTCTTGTCGATCTCGATCCAGAAGTAGGGCGGCCCGATGTCGGCGGGTTCGAGGAAGTAGTCGGTCGAGGCTATGGCCGTCTCGGTATCGTCATCCCGGGTGAGCTGCGACACGCTGAGCAGGTCGAGGTCGCCAAGGTAGAGGACGCCGGGACGGCCGTCCTTCTGCGGGTAGCTGAAGGGAAGCTCCTCCGTCCACGGGAGCACGCGCCGGTTGAGCAGTGCGTCAACAGCACGAGACGCGCTCTCTATCTGCGCGTCAATGTCCGCGTTGAAGCGGACGCCCGTAACGGTGTCAGACGCCCGCTTCACCCGCTCTCGCGTGGTGTACCAGGCGCGGTAGTTTGTCAGCATCCCCTCAGCCCCGTGCTTTCCTGGAGCCAGTGGTCAGGCTTCGTCTATTCGGTTGTCAGCGGCGGCTTACTTGCCGTCGTCGTACAGGACGTGGCCCACCACGGCGTCCGTGAGGGCGTCGCAGCCGGCCACGCTCAGCGTCAGGTAGTCCGCCACAGGGAAGGGCGCGTGCGCGTCCGTGATGGCGGCATTGGCATTGTCGACCGGCTTGGCCCGGGGGACGAGAAAGGCATCCGTGGCCGAGTTGGAGACCACGAGCAGGTCGTAGGACGGTGCCGCGCCGCCCTTCGTTTTCAACGTGGTGTCGGTCGTCGCAGGCGCCGAAGCGTGGAAGTTCAGGTAGACGCCCAGGACCTGCCCGCGCACGATGTGGCGGCTATCCGCGGAGCCCGTTGCCGAGCCAGCCGATCCCGTCGTCGTAACTCTAATCGGGACTACCTGGATCACCGCTTCCTCCCGCCTCGAGCGCGCCGGTCAGGGGCCCGGAGGCCCGTCCCCATCTCCGCGCTCACATCTTCCAGCGCCGCCGCGACTTCCTCCGCTGGCAGAGCCACTGGCTCATGCGTGTCCTCCACCTGCACGAATGAGCCCGGCGCGTCGCGCAGTAGGAACGCGCCCTGGGCATCGTTCACGTCGAGTAGCGCCCCGGGATCGTAGGCGCCGTGGCTGGAGCGGTAGGTGGAGACGCAGCGGAGCTTCACTAGGGCAGCCCCCAAGCAATAAAGGACACCACGGCCGCGTTGTTCGTGGAGGCCACCAGCGTGGGGTCCGTGCCGTCGTGCTTGTACGCGTAGACGTTCAGGGTGTCGCCGGACACGCCAACCGAGAACGACACGGGGTCGTCCCCTGGAGTGGCCGTCGCCTTGAGGGTGACCACCCCGCCCAGGCATTCCCGCATGTAGTCCCCGAGGTCCACGGGAGTCGGGTTGCCGCCGTCGAGCGTCACTTCCCCGGCCACGAAGCGGAAGCCCCGCACCGAGCGCCGGGTGTGGGCCTTGATTACGACATCTCCTGCAGCCATCGCCTACCGTCCTTTCCAGTCCGTCGCGTTGGACGACGCGGCACGTTGGTGCTTTGGCGGGCCTGACGGAGACCCCCACCGGAGCACTTGGCTTCGGCTCCGCCAGACCCCACTTGCCCGGTCGTTAGACCGTGATGTTGTAGAGGCCGCCCGCCACGTTGTCGCCCCAGCGATTGAAGGCGCGCCGCGTGTACAGCTCGAAGAGGAACTGATCGGTCCGCTGGACGCGGTCGAAGAACAGCTGCACATCGCGCCGCACCCCGGCCACGAAGCCGCGCGGGTTCAGGATCGTGATCTGGCCCCGCGTGTTGTTGGCCTCAGTCGTCGACGCCTTGCCGTCCGCCTCAGTCTTCTGGGCGTAGGGCGGGCTGATGATCGGGATGCCGCGGAAGTTCGCCAGCTCGCCCGTGATCACCGTCGCCTGGGGGCCGTACTTGTCGATGGTCGTTACCTCATCCAGCTGGGTGAGCGCCAGGTAGGTATCCCAGTCGCAGACCAGCAGAAGGTCCCGCGCGTTCTTGCCCCAGTTGATCGTCTTGATCAGGTTGTCGATGTCGTTGCCCTGCCCGTTGAGCAGGCCGCGGACGGTCTCGATGTCCCCAGAGACGACCGGGCCGCCAGCGTCCACGCCGTTCCCGGTGGCGTCGACCAGCCAGTAGTGGCGGATGCCGTCGAAGGCCAGGTAGTGCTTGGTGTCGGTCGGGTCGGCATCATCGCTGTTGATGTTGCCGGTGCCGGCGTTCGTGGTGTCGCCGTTGTAGTAGGCCGAGCCCAGGTAGACGGCGGCCGCCATGTTCAGCTTCTCCCGGAGGAAGGGCGTGAACGGGATGATCGATTCCTCGTCCAGTTCGCCCGACCAGATCTCCTGGATGGTGAACTTTTTCGCCGACAGCTGGCGTCGGTTGGAGCCGGTGTTCGAGGCCGTGTAGGCCGTGGCCGAGTCCGCCGTCGACTCGCCGACGAAGTACATCTCCGGCAGGTCCCCGTCGATCGGGATGTACTGGTCGACGGCCGTCATCGGGACTTCGCGGATGCGTCCCACGATGGTGTCGTTGTTGCGCGCTGCCTCCCAGAGCTGGTTAACGTACTGCGCGCCGACGAGCTGCTGGCCGAAGCCCGACTCGGCGGTGTCCATCGCGCGGACGATCTTGCCCGCTTCGTTGGCGACCTTGATCTTCGGGCCGTTTTCGTGGACGTGGTAGCGCCACGCGCGCACGAAGTCCTCGGGCGGCTCCAGTTCCTTGAGCGGGCGGACGGACAGCCGCTTGGCGCCGTCGAACAGCATCATCGCCAGCTCGAAGTCGCCCCGCTCGTACTTCAGGCCGTCGAAGCGGTCGTGCATGTAGTCGGTCGGGTCGGCCGTCATTTCCTTGCGGGAAGGCGTGGACGGTTCGCCCTGGCCGGCCAGCTTGGAGAGCATGTCCACCATGCGCCGCTCAGCGGCTTCCTCGCGCTCCTGGGCCCTGCGCTCGCCCTCGGCCAGTACCTCCGCGAGGCGCGCCATCGGGTCGGTCGGCGCCGCGACTTCCGGGGCCGCGTCCTGGACTGCGGTCTCAGACATTGCTTATCTCCTGTGTCAGTCGTTCCGGCGACTTGCCGGTGACGGTGGCCAGCGCGTTGAGCGCCAGTGCGTCGGGGCTGCGGCGGCGGTTGCGCCGCTCGTAGATGCGCGCCAGCACGTCCGCAAATGCAGGGGTGATCAGGCTGCGCTCCCCCTCCTCGGGGGCCTCGCCGTCAGGACGGCCGTCAGCTCCGCCCGCGATGACGGGCTCGGCGGGAGTGGAATCGGGCTCAGGGACGGACACTTCGTCCTCGGGTAGGGCGCGCTCCGCCACGGCTGCGTCGCGGTGGTCACCGCACAGCGGGACCTGGGCGACCGACTGCTTCTTGCAGCCGTGCGCTTTGCAGACCGGGACGTCCTTCTGGTTGCGCTCTTCGTCCGGTAGGTCCCGGGCTTGGCCGCTCGGCAGATCCGCGCCGGCGAACACGCGCTCGGGCAGCCCCTGGACGCCCTGCTGCACCATCCAGGCCACCAGTTCCTCGCGGCTCATCGCGGAGCGGGAATCGGAGCGGATGATCAGCGCCTTGGGGTCGGCCGGGATGGTGACGAAGCTCCATTCGAGCAGTTCCTGCTCGACGAACGCCATCACCTGCGTGCCGTTGATCTCGCGCAGCTCTATCCGCTTCGGGTGCCAGCGCACGGACGTGGCATTGATGAAGCCGCGGGCGATCTTGCGAAAGATGGTCTGGGCGAGCGGGTCTTCCCCGTCGAACTCGGCGCGCCCGATGAGGGCGTCTCCGGCCGCCAGGTGCTCGATGGTGCGCGCCATCGGCGGCGCTCCATCGTCGTGCATCCAGAGGACGACAGGGTTCTTGTCGTAGTTGGTGAAGTCCCAGCCCTCGGGGTCGATGATCATGCCGTCGCGGGCGATGTCGCCCGTGGAGATCACCGAGGTGACGCGCAGGTTCTGCTCGTCGACTTCACGGAGCAGGCCGAAGGTCTCCAGACGCTGCATATGCAAAGGCCCCGCGACCGGCTCTGACGCTTGCTGCAGTCGTCAGAAGGTGGTCAGCGGGGCCTCGATGCAGCGGGGGCCCTCACATGGCTGCTTGTCTTACGCAGATAGCATAGCATCTCTGCGGGATTTGCAAGGGCCGGATATCATCAATCGTCCCAATCCTTGAAGCGTAGGGCGAGAAAGTGGTTGCGCTCGTCGGGGGTCATTTCCCAGGCGTCGGCGAGCTAGCCAAGCATCGCGAAGACATCGCGCTCTTCGGCGATCTCGCGCGCCTCTCGCTCGGCGTCCGTCTCGTTCTCGGCCATCCGCTCCCGCGCCAGCCGGTTCTCGAGGGCTTCGCTGTGCTTGCAGGAGCGCCGCGCATTCCAGCCAGGGCAGCTGCAGGCGACTTCGCCGCCCACGATCACGAGGCTGTAGCGCTTCGCGGGGTCGCTCTTCGACTTCGTGGTGTAGTAGCCGGTCCGGCCCGGGACCGCGAAGATGTGGACGCGCTGGTCGTGCGCCCGCTGGTGTGCCCTTGCCTTCAGTTCCGCTGTCGTCATCGTCGTTCCCCTTTCGATGTGTCCCTATGGTACTACCCTGCGGTGGTACCCGTCAAGCGTTTCTCGCAGCGAACCGCTGCGAGTTTTGCGAATCCCACTCCCGCCCTTACGCTATCGCCCATGAAGATGTGGCTGGTGGTGATGGCTCTCGTCACCGTGGTGTTGGTGGCGTGCGGCGGGGACGGTGAGGATGACGAGGGGGAAGCGCCCGCGGATGCGGTCGTGCGGCTCCTGGAGTACGTGAGCGACGGCCAGTGGGGGCGCGAGTGGGACGAGTTGCACCCGGCCCATCAGGCTATAGTCAGCCGGGATGCATGGGTATCCTGCAACTCCGATCTGAGCGTCGAGCTGGAGGGCGTCACCGTCGAGGAGGTGTTCGACGAGCCGGTGTCCGCCGTGGACATCCCCCAAGGTCCCGCCAAGGCCGTCACGGTCTCCTACAGGGTCAACGGACGGGAGGATACCGACACATTCCAGGTACTGGATGTGGACGGTGCCTGGCGCTGGGTGCTTCAGGATGACGTCCTGGCGGCCTACCGCGAGGGTCGCTGCCCGTAGGATGCGCCTGGGCGCTAAGAAGCCCCCGTGGCGCTGTGAGCGCCGCCGGGGGCGAGTGCAGGGAGACATCTATAACGTACCAGAATTGTTCGTGATCGGCAAAGAAGTAGTGTCGAATACGCACCACGTCTTGCAGTCGCGGCACTTGGTTCGGATCCGGCAGCGACCCACTTCGATGATGAGTAGAAGCCGCCCGCAGCCAGGGCATCGGCTCTCCATGCGCTCACCCACAACAGTCACAGCAGCGGCAACGCTCATCCGGGCAGCCGCTCCAGGGTCTCCAGTTCGCAGTCGCAGCGCGGATGCCCGGGCGTGGTGTCGTGACCGCTGGGGAACGGGCTCGTAATCCGCACCCAGCCGGCGCGGATGTTTGGCGCGCAGATGCTGGCGCAGGACTCCCCGTTGGGCCGCCAGCGCTTCGCCTCGTGGCCCCGCGTCTGTGCCGTCAGCAGGTCCGCCTGGCCGCGCGCCATCTGTAGCTCTGTCCGCGCAATCGTCTCCGCTCGGGTCTCGGAGAAGGCGAAGTCCGCCCGCAGCGCGTTCTTGAGGTCCCGCGCGCTCCAGCCTTCCGCGATCGCCTTTGCGACGAGCGCATTTACGGCCTCGCGGGTCGTGCCAGGGAGTGAGAAGCGGCCGTCCAGCCGCAGCAGGTCCGCCGCGTGGCGCTCCGCCCAGCGCTGGGCCAACTGCTCTGACGTGAGCAGGGGCGTGCTCTCGAAGCCCGCTGCCTGGAGGTGCACGTGTGCCAGCTCCCGCAGCTCCCGCTGGACGGCGGGCCCGTACTTGTCGTACCAGCCGTCCCAGGCGTACCCGTGGACGCCGATCAGGCCGCCGAGCCCTTCGGCCACGTGAGCCAGGATGTCCCGCAGTTCGCGGGTCAGGCGGTCCAGCCAGTCCGACCGGAGCGTGCTGATCGTGTCCAACAGGCCGCGCAGATAGCGCTCCTCGAGCGCCGCCGTGTCCTCATCCGACATCTCCCCGAAAGGTAGCTGAGAGGGCGTGGGCGGCACGGCGGGGGCAGGCGGCTCCTCGTCTGAATCGGGCAGCGGCGCCACGCTCGTCGAGATGATGGGGCGGGCGCCCCATTCCACCGGGTCTTCGCCCAGGCGCTCCCGGATCTCGTTGATGACGCGGACGCCCTTATCCAGGTAGATGCCGTCTATCTGCGCCTGCAAGAGCGCATCGTCGGCCAGCTCCGGCACGTCGTCCCAGTTGGCCTGTAGTTCGAAGTCTTCCCCGAAGTCGGGGCGGATGAGGAACTCGTTCAACTCGTCCAGCGTGTTCTCGACCTGGAGCTTCATGCTCGACATGTGGTCGACCTTCGACTGGTCCGTGTTCTCGAAGCTGCCGTGCTCCAAGTCTCCAAGCAGGATCGGCATCATCTCGAAGACCATAGCCACCTGTCGGAGTCCCCAGTTCTGCTGCTCCAGGAACTGCATGTCGGCGTGCGTCAGGCCGAGGTTGACCACCTCGATACCGTCCGCCTTCTCGACCACGAGCGTGCGGTGCTTGTTGTCGGTCCCCTTGTGGGACCGCGCCAACTCCTCCGTGATGCGCCGCACTTCGGCGGGCCCGCCATCGACCGCTATGGTGGCCGCCGGCATCCCGTCGTTGTCGAAGAACTTCATGTTGTAGCGCTGGGCCTCGAGGCCGGTGTCGGCCGCTACCCGCACAGCGCCGATCGGCGAGAGCCCGCGCAGGAAGTTGCGCGGGTCCAGCATGTGGCGGAAGAACACGACGTCCTGGGGCTCGACCGTCACCCGCTTGTTGCCCTGCTCCATCACGAACTGGGTAACCACCCACGGCTTGGCAGGGTCGGTTTTGGGAGTGACCCAGCTAGGATCCCAGATCTCCACTTCGACCGGCGTTCCCATGCGGTCGCGGCGCTTCACCCAGTAAGCCTCCCCCGCCGTGCATTTGTGCTGCTCCACCAGCGCGAAGCCCTGCTTGAACGACAGGGAGGAGTTCAAGCGCCGCCCTAGCTTCAGGTTCCACGGGTGGTTGTCCGGGGCTTCG